TGCACGCCATCCCTGACTCACCGATGCCCGGTCCGTTCCGATCGGAGCGCACGCCGTGGATTGCCGAGGCGCTGCGGATTGCCGCAGACCCCGAGACCAAACTCCTGACCATCCTCGCCAGCATCCAGTCGGGCAAATCTCTCTTCGCTCGTCTGTTCACTTGCCACATCATCGCCAACGCTCCGGGCCCGACGATGGTGCTTCAGGCTACCGACCCCGAGGCCAAGGACTTTGCCCTGCGTTACCTCCGCCCGGTGTGGAATAACTGCCCGCCGGTGAAGGCCCGCATCTCGGTGGACGACATGGACCGCTCGACGACGACCGACTTCGACCGCATGACGCTTTACTGCCGCGGCATCTGGAACGAGGCTAACCTTCAGCGCCTCTCGCTTCGTTTTACCATAGCCGACGAATGTTGGATGGCACCAAGCGGCCACCTAGCGGAACTGAGCGCGCGCGTCACGGCGTTCGGCTGGATGGGCAAACGCATCTTCATGTCGCAGGGTGGCAAGGCGGGTCAGGAGTTTCATCAGCTGCACGAGACGACCGACCAGCGTGACTGGAATATGCGCTGCCCCAAGTGCGACCACCTTCAGCCCTGGGTGTGGGAGCAGATCAGGTTCCCCGAGGACGCCAAGGCGAGCGGGTCGTGGGACTTGCACAAGGTCAACGCCGGCACGACCTACGAGTGTGCCTCCTGCCGCACCTTGCTCCCTGACACAAACGCCACGCGCATCGAGGCCAACTCTCGCGGCACGTTCATCGCTACGGCCTCCTCCATCAACTCGGGCCACATCGGACTGCATTGGAACGCCCTTGCGACAATGAGCTGGGGCGAGCTGGGCGTGCTGATGCTCAAGGCCAAAGAGTCGGTCGACCAGTACGGCGACGACAACGCCCGGATGCAGTTCAAACAGAAGCGGCTGGCCATGCCCTGGTCAGAAGAGGGTGGCGAGATGGTGAGCACCGCCGAGTCTGCCAACTACAAGATGGGCGACGCGTGGGACGCCGAGGCCATGATCTCGCCGAAGGGTCGGGTCATCGAGCAGCAGGACGCACCGCAGGGTAGCATCGCCTTCCGCACGATGGGCGTCGACGTTCAGCGTGGCCACTTCTGGGTGGTCGTTCGGCGCTGGGCTAAGACCGGGCATAGTCGTCTGCTGGCCTTTGCGCGCATCGAGACTTGGGACAACGTCGAAGCGTTTTCCAAGCAATGGGCTGTCCACCCGGCGATGGTCTTCGTCGACTCGGGTGACAATACCTCCGAGGTCTACCGCGAGTGTGCCCGCCGCAACTGGAAGACGGCCAAGGGGTCAGGCTCCGAAGACTTTGCGGTCACCGATCGGGACGGCAAGACCAGCCGTCGCTACTACTCCGAGAAGCAGGCCATCGTCGTCCCTGGCATCCCGCAGCGGGCCATCCTCGTCTCTCACTCCAACCTCGCCGGCAAAGACCTCCTGCACGGCCTCCGAGCCCGCAAGGTCTGGACCTACGCCCTCGACGCCGACCCCGAGTACGTCTCGCAGCTCAACTCCGAAGTACGCGTCAAAGACCGCCGCACAGGCAAGGCGCACTGGATACTTCCCCAGGGCAAGAAGGACAACCACGCCCTAGACTGTGAAATCCTCGCCCTACTGGCCGCCGTCCGCTGGGGCATCGCTGGTCGGGAAACCACCGAAACCGACTTGCCTCAGAGCGGAACATGAGCACGCTATCTGCAAGGGTGCGCCGGACGGTGTTGCAAGAAGGAAGAAGCTTGTGGCGTGGGCTGGTCGGCGCACCCCCCTCTTCGTTCCAATCTGGGCAATACTAAATGGCCTCTGGACTCTTCATCGGACTTACGGAGTGCGAACTCCTCGACATCAAAGCCAAGGCTGTAGCCATGATTACGGAGGGAAAGACGCTGATGTCTTACTCTGACTCTGGCTCTTCCGCGTCCAAGCAGTTCGCCATGCCCCCGAAGGAGATGCTCTCCGAGGCCATGTTCGCCCTGAGCCGCCTCGACCCGGCCACCTACGGACGCAGGACCACGGTCATCTCGACCTCCTGGTCTACGCGCCGCGACTAATCTATGGCCCCCCGCAAGACCAAAGTCCCCACTGTCAGCCTCCGTAAGCCCGTCCTCAAGGCGGCTGCTGTTGCGCCTGCGCTCAAGCCACAGGCCGCCATCATGGATAACCAGGGCAGCGGCTTCGGTGGCAGTTACTCTGGCTGGCAGAGCACGATGTTCTCGAACTCGCGCCGTGCCATTTTCGGCCAAGCACCGGGCGACCTACGCCAAGACCTGACGCCATGGAACCGCATGGCGATGATCCGCAAGTGCCGTTGGGCAGAGCGGAACAGTGGCCTGTTCAAACAGATTCTGAATGACATGGTGCTCTACTCGGTGGGCGACGGCATCAAGGCCCAGAGCCACGCCAGCACCCCGGAGATGCAGGAAATCTACGAGGCTTACTTTGCCGAGAAGGGCAAGCGCATCGACATCACGAACCGCTTTTCGTTCTACAACTGTCAGGCCATCCTGCTTCGCGGCATGATCCGTGACGGTGACTCCTTCGCCGCCAAGGTGCGTAACGCTAACGGCGATGCCAAACTCCAGCTGATGGAAGCCCACCGCGTCGGTGACCCGCTCGACGAGAACGTGGTCATCCCTGGCATCCACGACGGCATCGTCTACGGCCCCTACGGTGAATACACTGCGGTCAACGTCTACAAGTCGGACGGCAGCAACCGCCAGATTCTCGCTCAGTCCATGATGCACGTCGTCGACCACGAGTACGCCAGCGGGTGCCGTGGCATCCCTCTGCTGCAATCCAGCATCAACTCCATCCAAGACGAGATGGAAATCCTCGCCCTCGAGAAGCAGGCCGTGAAGGACAATGGTGACGTCGTCCGCACGATTCAGAAGCAGGGCGGAGTGCTAGATCAGGACACAGCCAACGAGCTCGGCGCACTGAACACCCCCTCTTACACCTCCATCGCCAACACGATGGGCGGCAAACTCCTAGTGCTCGACCAGGGCGAGTCCCTGACCTCCTTCCAGAGCAACCGCCCGAATAGCACCTTCACCGGCTTCCTCGCGGCGCTTGAACGCGACATCGCTCAGGGCGTCCTGCCTTACGAGTTTGTCGGCGACTCCTCCAAACTAGGCGGCGCCACCGTTCGCCTCGTGACCGCCAAGGCTGGCCGCGTCTTCGCCAAGTACCAGACTATCGTCATCGAGCAGTTCTGCGTCCCGACTTGGGGCTACATCATCGGTCAGGGCATCGCCGCTGGCGACATCCCAGACGACCCGAAGTGGACCGAAGTCTCGTGGACGACCCCGAAGTCTGTCACCGTCGACGCTGGCCGTGAAGCCGCGAACGACCGTGCGGACGTTGAGATGGGCCTATTGTCCATGTCTGAGCTCTACGCCCAGCGCGGCCTAGACTTCCGCACTGAGATGAACAAGCGCGCCGCTGACATGGTGCACATCCAAGACCTTGCCAAGCAGTACGGCATCCCCTTCGAGCTGCTCTTCCGCCCGACCAACACACCGATCGGAACGGTCGAGGCTGTCGACGAAGACGAAGCAGAAGTCGAAGACGAGCCTGCCGACATGGAAGAGTCTGAATCCGAAGACCAACCTAACTCCTAACTTTATGCGTTTCCTCACTAATGGCCTCTCGGGCCGCGAGCCCCTCCTAATCGACCCGGCTAAGGCCAAGGACCACGCTGTCCTGGCTGAGAAGTTCGGCTTCACCGATATGCTCGCCCAGCTCTTCGGCGTCGCCCCCAAGCCCTACGTCACCGCGGATGGCATCGGCGTCATCCCGGTCTACGGTGTGATCGGCAAAGGACTGACCCCTATCGAAAAGATGATGGGCGCCGCTGACGTGGATGAACTCTCTGCCGCTGTCGATGCGTTCGCCATGAACCCAGACGTGACGCGTATCGCCCTGCAAGTCTCCTCCCCTGGTGGCACGGTCACCGGCATCGAGGAACTTGCCAACAAGGTCCGCAACCTTGAAAAGCCGACGATGGCTTACACTGACACCGAGATGGCGTCCGCTGCCTACTGGGTCGCCTCTGCCGCTGATCGCGTCCTCTCCTCCAAGTCTGCCACCGTCGGCAGCATCGGCGTCTATCTCGCTGTCCCTGACTATTCCGAAGCCGCTAAGATGGCTGGCATCAAGATGGTCGTCATCAAGTCCGGCAAGTACAAGGGTGCTGGCATCGAAGGCACGACCCTCGACGAAGGCCAGATGGCGAACCTCCAAGAGAGCGTGGATGAGATTCACTCCGAGTTCAAAGCCGCTGTCCTGATGAAGCGCAAGATGGTCAAGGCCGAAGCCATGGAAGGCCAGACCTTCTCCGGCAAGCAGGCCGCCGCCCAGGGACTGGTGACCGGGCTGGCTGACTCCTTCTCCGAAGCCCTGCGGTCCTTCTGATGGCTATCGACGTTCCTGACTACGTCTCCAACCCCGCCGAGCGTGGCCTTGAATGGCACGCCGAGGGCAAGTCAGGCGACGGCGTCACCGATCAGACCTTACGCGAAGCCCGCGACATGGCGGGTGGTAGCGTCTCCGAAGACAAGGTGCGTCGCATGGGGCCATGGTTCCGTCGGCACCGCGCTGACATGGACGCCCCTAAGAACAAACCCGACAACGAAGACTTCCCCGGTGCGGGCGCCGTAGCCTGGGCGCTATGGGGTGGCCCTACTTCTGGCGACATCATGCGCGCAGCTGAATGGGCTGAAGCCAAGGTCGAGCAACTAGACAAAGCCTCGGCTGTTTCCAACTCCCGCAAACTCAAGATGACCATCGAAGAACAACTGCTCGAAGCCTCGGCTGCCCTCTCGGGCCTCACCGCCGAACGCGATGACCTCCGTGCCACCGTCGAGAAGCTCACCGTCGGCGCCGCCGCGGAACTCGAAAGCCTGAAGGTCGAAGCCGCCGTGAAGGACGCTTCCATCGCCAGCCTCACCGAAGTCATCAAGACCATCGAAGCCGAAGCCGCCGCCCTCAAGGCCGCCGCTCTCGAAGCTGAAGCCGTCAAGGTCAGCGCCTCCAAAGAGGCCGCTAAGATTGCCGCGTCTGTCGGCGTCACCCCGGTTGCCCTTCCCCAGGGCGACGGCGCTCCTGCCGAGGCCGTCAACCACTACGTCGCTTTCATGGCCCTGCCTGTCGGGTCCAAGGAACGCAACGCCTACTTTGAGGCCCATCGCTCCGCGATCATCAAGGCCTCTTTCTAATTTCCCCTAATCACACTCATCACACATCATGGCTAACTCCATCTCTGCCGCCCCGTCAGTACTGTCGGCTGGCGTCCTCTCCGCTCTCCAGAACAAGCTCCCCGTCCTCTCGGGTATCTCGTCTGTCTTCTCGGCTCGTCCCGGCTCCACCGGCATGGCGATTCAGGTTCCGCTCATCGGAACCTCGTCCGCTACCGCCTTTGGCTCTGGTGGCTACCTCACCCAGGACGACGCGACGATCACCGCCGCGACCGTCTCCCTGACCCAGTACAAGATTTCCAGCCGCTTCACCCCTTCTAACCTGAAGGACTACGGCGCAGACTTCTTCGTGAATAATTTCGTGGCAACGGCAAGCATCGGTCTCGCCCAGAAGGTCATGGATGTCATCAACGCTCAGGTCACGAACGCCAACTACAGCGTCTCCTCGACCTCTGGTGCCGACCTCTCCTACGCTGAACTCGTGGCCGTCCAGAAGACCCTCGACGACGCCAAGGCCCCGAGCCCTCGCTACGCCGTGCTGAACAGCACCTACGTCTCTGACCTCCGCAAGGACACCACGATCGTCGGCAACAACGTCCTCGGCGCGAACATCATCCGCGACGGCGACCTCGGCATCATCGCCGGTGCCCGCATCTACCAGTTCGCGAACCTCGCTACCAACTCCGAGAATCTCGCTGGTTGGGTTGCTGGTCCTGACGCTATCGCCTTCGCCTCCGCCCTGCCTGACTCCGAAGGCATCCCCGGCTTCGAAGTCTCGAATGCTGTCGACGCTG